GCTGTTGCGTCAATAAAGCCGCCGCCACCTACAGAGCCAGTCACATAAACTGCTGTCCAAGCAGCATTGGTGTTTCCGCTTCCTGTAGTAAAATGCATCCATGCTCCATTGATACTGCCACCTGCCGATATACTGGTTACAGCTATTCCAGCTACCGCAAACGAACTGTTGCCGGATGTCGTTATTGTTGCTGAACTGCGTTTGGTTACCTTGAATGGAACTGCAACAAAATATGCAGTAGGCGGATTGAAGTCAGATTGTGTTGTGCCAATACCCAAACCTTCGCTTGGTGCTAATACCCGTCGTTCAAAGAAACGTTGACAATGCCTCAAATCATCAGCGTATTCGATCTTTTCTAGTTGTGTAGCTACAGAACCAATTTCTAATTGGACCCCCCATAATACAAATGTCGCAGTTTGCACACCTATACCTCCTGCTATCACATTGGTATTTGCACCAGCAGAGAGGAACAAACCTAGTCTAGTATAGCTATCCCCATTTGTTCCAAACGTTTTACCTGCAATACTTGGTAATACAATAGTTACACTATATCGTGTTGATGTAGTTGATAATGTTATTGGCGTAGCGTTGATATCAACAAGTGCTGATGGCGAACCGCCTGTGCCGAAAAATTGTCGCAACCCAATTCCTATTTTTGGAGTTCCTGAAGTCGCATAAGCCCATAGAGAGATAGTAACAGTTTTACCAGCCAATCGTCTTACATCTTCAATAGGTTGCGATACCAAAGTAAATGCTGTTGCCCCGGCATTACCGGTAACATTGGCGGCCAACAAGTTAGCCATCGCTTCATCGCCGCTCTGTGCTCGCTGCGAATCGCCAGCAGCAGTCTGAGTGACAGTTGTCGTATCAAGAGCTAGATCAAGACGCCAACGATCCAACGTATAACCAGTAACAGTCCAATTGCCTGCGCCACGTTGTGTCACATTAAACATACTATTATGTATTAGATTTCTTCCAATATTACCAGTCAATACTGGAACAGCATTCCATGTTCCAGAACGTCTACCATAAGTCTGGCCATCAGTAGGAGCGTCGCTGTTCAATGCTCCTATACCAGCATTAGTAGCATTTACCCATTGCGTTGATGTGCCGTCATTATACCAAAGGTATAGTTGAGTGCCGATACTATCCCACCATAAAGCATTAGCGGTTGGCGCTACTGGCGCGGTATCCGATACAACAATCGTTGCAGCGCCAGCAGTAACGGCAGTATCTACATATTGCTTAGTAGCTACACCTAGTGGAACAGTTGGATTAGCAGCAACAGTAACAGGTTGTTTAAATGCTATGCTTGTTGAGTTAATATCTACAACAGAGTTACCGCCAAACAAAAGCGATAGCATCCGTGAGGTTCTATTGTAGCTAAATGCATCTGTGCTATCTGCTGATAGTCCATACAAGTTGCTAGATACTGTAATGGACATAGCAAAGTCAGCAACTAATGCTGCTCTACCAACTCTAACTGAATTAAAGAGTGGAGCATTAGACCAAGCATTGTTACTTTGTGGTGTAGTCGCGCCACCACGAGAATAAAACCATCCATCCTTAGCAGCTTCAGGTATAGTGCCAGAAGCAGAGAAAGCAATATTGTCTACATACTGTTTAGTTGCAGCTTGAAGATTAGCAACAGGATCAGCATCAAGAGTAATCTTGCCGGTCATAATGCCGCCAGCTATCGGCAAGTATGGCCAGTTAGGAGTTCTTACATCTTGTAATTGAGTTATCTCAGTGCGCGCTATTTGAAAGTTATCACGAACACTTTGCGTTGTAGGCGTTCCATAGATAGGCTTAGAGGAATCAATTTGTGAAGCCATCAGCCAGGTATTCCTTTCTGATCCCAAATACTATTACCATCATCCCATACTGAATCACCACGGTCCCAAAGGGATATAGTAACAGTGATTGGTGGTATATTTGATCCAGGCTTTCTAGCCAGTATGCCTATGCCAAAGCCATAGTATATACGTTGATTTTTGAAACCGAATGTATAGTCAGCATTAACATAGTAAGGCCAAAGCTTAACACCAGCAGCTTTAGGAATCATGTAATCTAGTAGCTGTGATCTAGGATCACTCTCCATTATAAAATCATTTATGTATACGCGCGCGTTGGCATTACCCCAATCATCAACTCTTGTTCTAGTTACATGCAATGAATTGTTAAAGGCATAGATCAATTCTTCTGCTGTTCCATGTCCATTGTTCAAAGCTATCTTAAGATACAACAATGTTCTATATTCAATATCACCAAGTATAGTTGCCTGTGAATAAGGCTCCCTCTTGCGTCGCATCCTAGCTTGGCCAAAACCGCGACCAGCTATTTGACTAGCAAATCCAAAGAACGGAATATAAATAGCATTGTCTACTCTGCGACTAATGCCGACAATAGAACCTATACCATCTAACTGTTGGCCTTCAGCAGTCTCTAGCCAACGCAAAGTGTATAGATCATTTAAAGCTTTATCCAACAAATTGAGTGGAGGATAAAATGCTTTACAGAAATTCTCAGTATTACTCTTGCCAATATGCTGGGCGAGCCAGTGGCTCCACGCTATCTCAGCATGATCATGAGGAAACGCCAGGAGATCTGTGGTATCGCTCATGGTATAGGAGTGCTATCTATTGTTACAGTAACATGAGTAACATCAAACCGTGAAAGTTCTCTAGCATTGATAGCTATGTTATCTGGTTGATAATCTCCTGGCGCTGGAACAATGTCAGGATCGGTTTCCATTGCAACAGTTATATCCATCTTACCAATGCCTGATATACCAGCATAGATAGGACCATAGAACCTTTGCACTATAACATCTTTACCAATGCCAAAAGAATTACCTGTAGCAGTGACTATCGTTTGTATTTGTGGAACTCCATTGTCAGGAAATATCTCTTCATTGTATAGATAAACGTGTATGTTAACCCAAATGTAAACAGGTATTGGACGATTGAAATTTATATCGTGATTGTAGCCAGAGCTATCAGTAACAGTTACCGTTACATCTCCAAAGGTATCAATGCCAGCAGCTTTAGTAAGAAAGATTTGTCTGGCTATTAAATCAGGATCACCACCATAAGCGATGACTTCAATACTATGTGGCGGTCTACCTTCGCTATCATCAACATCCTCTTCATTCTCATAGACTTCAACGTTAGATATACCTGGCACATTTTGTTGTAGTGTTGCTTTAATACTTTCAAGAGTAGCAGCGCCAAGTCTAAAGACACCGAGGTTATAGCGCAGTCTCAATTCATCATCGGTTTCCTGGCTACGTCCCAAGTAACCAGATACAATATTGTTGACGCTATCCCACCCAATGAATGTAGATACAATTTGATTTAACGAATTAGCTGATACATCTGCTGGCCCGAAAGTCTCCGCAGTAAAGTCACCAACAGAACCAATTAATTCAAATGTTATATTGGTAGATATCTGAAAGGTAAATGATATAGACTCAATACCATATATTCTAATTTCGTTTGCATCTAGTTCAATGTTAAATCCAGACGATAGCAAGGATGTATACAAAGCTGCCGCTATATCAATAGGAGCGTCGCCAGTAGCACAAGTATATTGATATGTAATAGCATTAACTTGTATCCAATAAACATCGCTTACAACAGCAGTTTGAATAGCAACCTTAACATCAATTGCAGCTTGCCGAGTTATAGTTACATCGGCATCAAGCAAGAAATTGTCTTGGGTATTATTATTACGGATGATACTACCAGCAGGAATAGTAATCCCTTCACTTCCATAACAAACGCACCAAGCAGAAGATGCTTGTGCGAATAGACGCCTAACACCAGAGAAACTAACAGCGTGATCCAGGTTAACGCCAGTAGCAGAGATAGGATACATAGCATGATAGACAGCCTCTGCTAGTTCCCACATCGTTGCTTCACGTTCAGCAAACGTATCTATGAATTGACCAGTGATACTATCTGGTCTGGTTTCAAATGTAATGCCAGTAGTAAACTGTAAAG